TTCTATGAGCCGGCGCATTCTCGGCATCGGCGACCCCGACCGTCGCTTTTCACGCGGCCATACGAGCGTTTGTGATCCCTCACACTGACTGACGCACCGATAGTCGGTGTGAAAGGCTAGGGAATGCGCCAGAAACCGCTTCTGGCGCCCGCTGGCGCGCAAGACGCCCCACTCTCGCTAATCGCCTATTACCGCGTTTCGACCGCAGCACAGGGCCGCAGCGGCCTCGGCATCGAGGCTCAGAAGGCGGCAGTCGCTCAGTACGTCGCCAGCAAAGGCGGGCTCCTAATTCACGAATTCACCGACGTGGAGTCGGGCAAGCGAGATGATCGCCCGAACCTCGAATTGGCGCTCGCCGCGTGCCGACAGCACCGGGCGACCTTGGTCGTGGCCAAGCTCGACCGGCTGACCCGAAATACCGCTTTCCTGCTGACCCTCGTTGAAGGGCAGGGGGATGCCGGTGTCGTGTTCTGCGATTTGCCGATGCTGCCGCCTGGGCCGGTCGGCAAGTTTTTCCTGACGGTGATGGCGGCAATCGCCGAACTAGAGCGCGGATTTATCAGCCAAAGGACGAAAAGCGCGCTCGCCGCTGCGAAAGCCCGCGGCCAAAAACTCGGCAACCCCAACCTCAGATCCACCGGCGCCAGCGCGGCGCGCAAGCGTCAGGCACGCGAGGCGGCCCGTGCAGTCATCCCCTACATCCGCGCCGCGCGAAAGGCCGGGGCCTCGACGCTGAGCGAAGTGGCCCAAGCCCTCGAAGCGCGCGGCATCAAAACTCCGTCCGGTCTCGACCGCTGGTCTCCCGAACAAGTGCGCAGAATAATCGCCAAAGAGCAGTGGCTCGGGGGATAGACGCAAGTCCGCCGGGTGATCCAGCGCGTCGAGAAGCTGGCCAGCAATCTGCGCTGAAACTTGGCCAAACCTGAAAAACCCTTCTGCGGCACCTGTCGCAGGAAAGGCACCCCCTCGTGGCTGAATTTGCGCTGTTCGAGCAGGATTTTCGCACGAGCGCAGCGCGCCGACGGGCGAGGCTTGCCGCCAGGATCGAGGCCGGCCGCAAAATCTCTGACGAGCTGATCGAAGAAGCGGCCGCCTTCCAGGCACGGCTGCGCGCGATCGACGCCGAATTCCCCGAAGAACCCGAGGTCGCATGAGCCGATTCAATCTGCGGAACGTGATGCGCGACAACCCGGACAGCGGCGAGCCGATCCGCGCCTATCGGGTCGGCCACGACAAGAACGGCGATCCCTATCGGATCTACCGCCAGCTGCACGTCTCGCGGCCGGGCCGCAATTTCATGGCGCGCCAGCAAGCGAAGCTGCGCAAGGCGGCGCTCGAGCACCAGGTCGCGGCCGCCGAATGATCGCGCTCACCCTTCAAAATCTGCGCGCGCTCGGCGATGACGACTTGATCGAGATTCGTCTCGCGATCTCGGCTGAGCTCGTTCGCCGGCGAATGGCTCGAAACCCTTCTGGCGCACCCTCGCCTGAAAAGGCACCCGGTCGCTGGCCTTGGCCGAATGACGATCTCGGCGAGGACTGCGGCACCGACAGGCTGCCGATCCGATGAGCTTCCTGATTTGGTTTCTGGCCGTACTCGCCGGAACCGTTCTCGGCATCTTTGACCGATTGAGGGGTCGGCGTGACTGAAGAAGTTCCGATCTGCCGCTGGTGCGGCCAACAACACCCCGGCCGCTGCAGCCAAGTGAAGGCGCTCGATTTCGATCCGACGACCGGCGCAGTCACCCGGGTCGAGTTCATCACGCTGCGCGATTGCGGCGTCACACAGAACGTGCAGCCGCCCCCGCCGCCGCGACCGCCCGAGCAGCCGCGGTTCGGCGACAACATTGCGCCGTTCAACCCGAATTTTCGGAACAACAATGAAACGCCGTAGCGCCGCCGTTCAAAAAACCGGCCGCTCGCCCTACGCGAAGCACGGAAAGCACGAATATCGCTACCCGGTGTGGGTCACGGATAAGCGCGTGGCGATCCCGCTCGAGATCGAGCAATCGCTCCGGCGAGCTCGAGCCGGAAGAAATGAACCGCGATCTGCCGCTTGAGCGGTTGCTCGACGAGCGGAAGATCACCCCTCGCGAGTACCGCGCCGGCGACAAGCTGCGCATCTTCCACAGATCCGCACGGCTCCTGAAACCACTTTCGGGCGACCAAGCCTTAAAAGACGCCCCCCTCGATCCTTTACAAAACCTGCACCGCGCGCTCGACGCCCGCGAGTTGCACTATTGGGGGATGGCCGTTCGGGTGTGCTGCGACCCCGAGCCAGAACAGCCGAGGACCGCGGCCGGCGTAGCGATCTTGCGCCAGGCGCTACAGCTCATCGCCGAGCACCTGGCGCTCCGCTATTGAAAGACCGGCGACCAAGCCAAAACGCCGATCAAAGCGGAAATTATGCCGCGATACGCTTCTGCGCGGCGGAAGGCCGACCGCGGCGCGGCATCTGCACCACGTTCGGGTCGAAGGTCTTGCCCGTGAACGTCCATCCCGTCGACGCATCGCCGGCGAGGAAGCCCTGCGAGTGGAGCTGATTGACCGCAGCGGTGACTTGTTGCGGCGTCATGCGGCTGATGGTCAGCTGATTGTTGCCGGTTTGCTGAGCGCGCGTTTTGCTCATGCCGACGATTGCCGAGCTCTGAATGCCAGGGTTGTGCTGAACCACTGTCAGGATCTTCTGATAATTGTTCAACACGGCCGAGGCGCCTGAGCCTGCGGAAGCGCCGACGCCAGTGCCGGTAAGGCCACCGCCGATCTGAGTATCGATCAGCGCCTCGAACGCTTGCCAAACATCGGCCGGCGCGTTGTTCAGCGTGCAAAACGCATAGAGCTGGCCGATCGCGGCATATCGCGTTCCCTGGTTCAGGACGCTTCCGCCTGTCTGGACATTGCGGCTCGTGGCTGACCGACGCCGAGTCGTCTTTGAACGTGCCATGACTGCTATTCCTCCAAGAATTTCGCGCGGTCGCGGCGCAATACAGCACAAATCGCGAGGTGACAATGGCGCAGCTACGGGAGTTGCAGCTGGTCGTCGCGCGCAACATTCGACTGCGTGAGGTGCTCGGCGATGAACGCCACGTGCACGAGATCGCCAACGATGTTGAGCACGAGCACGGCCTCGATGCCGACCATGTCGGCCGCGTCATCAACAGCATTCGGCGGCAGAACACGCGGCTCGGCGCAATGGCCATCCGGAGCGCCAAAGGACACGCAAACGACAACCAAGCCGGCTAGGCGCTCGATCTGCCATCGCTGCGGATCATGCAAAGCCGATCGGGCCTCATGTCTCAAAAGCAAGTGCGAGGTCGAATGATCACCGACGCGGAAGCGATCGAAAAGGTTCGGAACAGCATTCCTTGGGATCAGTGCATCGGCGTTCGGGTCGAGACCGACCGCGCCGACGATCCGCGCACGATCCTCAACGGTGCGACGCCCTACGGCCAGCGCAAGATCCGCGGCCAGCGGATCATTGTCGAATTGAAGCTCGACGAGGCCGCGTGAACCGGTTGATCCCCTCAGGCGTCGCGCGTCAGGCGCGCGAGCTGGCACGCCAGCACGTCAAGCTCTACGGCCCGAGCAAGGCAGCGCTCGCTTGGCTGGCGAAATTCTCGTGGCCGAATTTGGGCGAAAAGGGCTCAGCCTCGATTTGGCCGCCGCCGCGCGCGCGATGATCTCGATCCCGCTGCGCTTCGTCACGATCAGCTGGGTCGAGAGCGGTTGCGTGAGTTCGTTTCGCGACGGCTCAGCATGGGCGAGCCATCCGCACGAGACGACCCACTACCACGTCATCGCGCATCGCTGCGGCTACGGCGACGACATCCTGGCCTACTGCCGCGAGCACGACTTTTTCCACCATTTCTGTGCCGAGTACCTCGACGGCAGCACAAGCCGGATCCTTTGGGCGCTGGCTCACGACATCGAGCCGTCCGCGCCCGCCTTCGAGGAGTTCACAGTTCAGGCTTGCCAGCGCTGGGTCCGCGCCAACGAGCGGCCGATCATCGGCGGCGTCGATTGGGATCAGTTCAAAGCGCGCGCGATCTGGCTATTGCATCAGGACATGCTGAAGCAGCTCGCCGCAGCATGAAGAGAGCAGATCCGTTCTACAGCTCGCCGGCGTGGCGTGCTGTTCGAGCTCGAGCTCTGAGCCGCGACCGCTTCCGTTGCGTCGTCTGCGGCGTCAGCGTCGCCGAGCGCGGCGCCTCGCGCGTCGACCACATCTTCCCGCGTCGCACGCACCCGCACCTCGCGCTCGACCTTGCGAACCTGCGCACGCTATGCGCGGCGCACGACAACCAGGCGCATCGCGAGAAGGGTGCAGGCGGCGGCAGCCGCGTCGAGCGCTTCGCGCCGATCGGCTGCGGTGCGGACGGCTGGCCGAACGAATTGTAGCGTCACCCTCCGTGCGGATGGGGGAGTGCCTCGCCCCACAAAGGGGGGGGTTTCTGAAAACGGCCGAACGTAGCGAGCTACCGGCGCGGGCCGCTTCCCCGCTAAACCGTAACATTTCCCGGTTTTTGGCATGACAAAACGCACCGATTCGGCGCGCAAATGGCCCGCGCTCAAGGTCGTATTGCGCTCGATCGAGACGCTGATCCCCTACGCCCGCAACGCCCGCACCCATTCCGATGCCCAGGTCGCACAGATCGCGGCCAGCATGAAGGAGTGGGGCTGGACGAACCCGGTCCTTGTCGACGAAGAGGGCGGAATCATCGCCGGCCACGGTCGGATCCTCGCTGCGCGCAAGCTCGGGATCGCCGAGGCGCCCGTCATGGTCGCCGAGGGCTGGAGCGAGGCGCAAAAGCGGGCCTATGTCCTGGCCGACAACCAGCTGGCGCTCAACGCCGGCTGGGATGCCGACATACTGAGCAACGAGCTGCGCGGCCTGAAGGAGTGGGAGTTCGATCTCTCGCTCCTCGGCTTCGCCGATCTCGACGCGCTGCTCGCCGACAAGGGCAGCGCCGGGTTGACCGATCCCGACGAGGCGCCAGAACCGCCGGCCAACCCGGTCACTGAGCCGGGCGACGTGTGGATCCTTGGCCGGCACCGGATCGTCTGCGGCGACAGCACGGACGCCGATACCGTCGCCAAAGCGCTGAACGGCGTCGAGCCGCACCTGATGGTCACCGACCCGCCCTATGGCGTCGAATATGACCCGAACTGGCGCAATGAGGTCGACCGAGCAAACGGCAAAGCCTATGGCGCTCGCGCCATAGGCAAAGTCGCGAACGATGGCGAAGCAGACTGGCGCGAGGCTTGGGCGCTGTTCCCGGGTGACGTGGCGTATGTCTGGCATGCCGACCGGCATGCCAGTTCGGTTCAGGCGTCCCTCGCGGCCGCCGGCTTTGAGGTGCGCTGCCAAATTATATGGGCGAAACCGCGGCACATAATTTCACGCGGCCACTACCATTGGCAGCACGAGCCTTGCTGGTATGCGGTGCGCAAAGGGGCGACCGGCCATTGGTCCGGCGATCGCAAGCAGACGACGCTGTGGACGATCGAGCACCGGAAGTCTGAAACCGGACACGGCACGCAAAAGCCGGTCGAGTGCATGAAGCGCCCGATCGAGAACAATTCCTCGCCCGGCCAGGCGGTCTACGAGCCGTTTTCCGGTAGCGGCACCACGATCATCGCCGCAGAGATGACCGGCCGCGCCTGCCACGCGATCGAGCTGAACCCGGCCTATGTCGATGTTGCGGTGAAACGGTGGCAAGCGTTCACAGGAAAAGCGGCCGTGCTCGAAAGCGACGGCCGCTCCTTCGACGATATCGGTGGCGAACGTCAGCGACAGGCGGCTTGAATCCCGCCCAGGATCACGAGGGCGACGAACAAGACCACGAAGATACCGGGAATCCACTCCCACCACCGCATCGGCGGGTCGGGATCCGGGTTAGAGCCCCAAGTCACGCCGCCGCCCGATACACGCGGCCCCGGCCATCGAGCTTTTCGGTGCTTATTTGCCCACGAAACTTGGTCGAGATGAACGCGCGCGCCGTGTGCGGTTTCCAGCCCGTCGCGGCTTGGATTTCCGCAATGGTCGCGCCCTCCGGTCGCTGCAGCAATTTTGAGACCGTGGAAAGCGCGGTCCCGGCTTTCGGGTCGGGCGCTTCGTCGCGCCACAGAACGCGATAGCCGCCATCGGTCTTGTCGATCAGGTAGTGCTTGGCCGGAGCCTCGCCTTTGGCGATGGCCCTTTCTGCCGCCGCCTTCGCGTTTGAGCGAAACTTGTGCACGTCGTCGTCGCTCGGTAGCGGGATACCCGCCTCTGGGCGGCTTTCGACGGTGTCCCACACGATGCGGAACCCGCCGCCAGCCGCCGGCTTGATCTCGTAAGTCGGCGCCGGTGCGGTGCCGTTCGCGAGCGCCTTCTTCCCCGCGCGAACTGCGTTTTGCTTCAGCGTGAAAATCTTACTCGCGTCCATCTTCGGCTTCCCTTTTTTCGCCCGATGCCCATCATCGGCGGGTCGATCCATCGCGTGGAGCGGCGCCGAGCATCCAGTCAAATCGGATGCGACCGACCATCGCAGTTGGAGCGGGGAATTCGCGAGCACATAAGGCTTTCTTTATATGCGCAGCCGAGGCCGCGTTTCGGCGGCGGAAAGTGCCGTTGTTATCCCCGGCGGGTTCGCAAAACGCCCGCAACCGCCATCCGACCTAAACGAGCGGCAACGCGCGATCTGGCGCGAGACCGCAGCCAGCGAGGAACCGAAGTTTTTCGAGACAGCCGTGCTGCGCGCGCTTCTTTCCGACTACTGCCGCCACCGTGACGCGGCCGAGAAGGTTTCCGAAGTCATTGACACATTCAAACCCGAATGGCTGAAAAGCGCCGAGGGGGCAAAGCGGTATCACGGCCTGTTAAAAATGCGCGATCTCGAAACGCGCGCGGCGGCCGGGATCGCGACAAAGCTCCGGCTAACCAATCAGGCGCGGTACACGCCACAGGCGGCCGCAACCGCGTCAAAGCACGCCGCAAAAGCGACTCCGCCCTGGGAGATGTAAGCCGGGCGCAGCGGAACATCGACTGGATACACCGGCACCTGGTGGTGCCCGAGGGCGCGCTCGTCGGCCGACCGATGGGCATGCGCGAGTGGCAGCAAGAGCTGCTGCGCAAGATTTACGACAACGCGGCCGGGACGCGGCGGGCGATCATCAGCTTCCCGCGGAAATCCGGTAAGACGGCGCTCTCCGCCTGCCTCCTGCTGCTGCATCTATGCGGGCCCGAGGCGAAGGCGAACAGCCAGCTATTCTCTGCGGCGCAGTCTCGCGACCAGGCGGGCATCCTGTTCGCCTTGGCGGCAAAGATGTGCCGCAT